TGGAACGAGAGCCCAAAGCACTACGAATGCTAGCATGGCTCAACACTAGGGGCGCTGAGCTAGGAATCGTAGACAGATCACGCTGGCAGTGGTCTCTTGATGCTAGTGACAACACGCTTCGAGCTGTAATAGACGAGGTTCAAAATCGTCTTGAGATCAGCAAACAAACTGGTCGTGAGGTTCCAAGCGCTCTAGCTCAGGCAGCAATACGAGCCGTACACGAGCTAAACTCCACACATGGTATAGGCGCAGATGACAGTGGATCCATCAACGGAGCCGTGATCATCGATGGTGCAGAGAGACTCGAGGACTGACATATGGCTCCACGAATCAGTCTGCCAGAGGTAGTCGGGAAGGGCTATGGAGAGTTCTGGCGCAGTGGAAGACGCTATGAAGTAGTTAAGGGAAGCCGAGGCAGCAAGAAGTCAACTACAGCTGCAATGAAGCTGATATATCGCATCATGAATCAGCCACTCAGTAATGGTCTGGTGGTCAGACGCTACTACGCATCACTAAAAGACAGCTGCTTCGCTCAACTGATATGGGCCACCAATCGCCTAGGGGTGAGCCACCTATGGAAGTCCACGCGCAGTCCATTACAGATGTGGTACAAGCCTACAGGCCAGACGATTCTATTCCGTGGACTGGACGACCCACAGTCAGTCACGTCAATCACAGTGCAGAATGGTTATCTGAATCTTGTATGGATAGAAGAAGCCTATCAGATAACTGACGAAGAGAGCTTCAATAAGCTGGATATGAGCATTCGTGGTGACATGCCACGTGGCTACCACAAGCAAATCATGCTCACGTTCAATCCATGGAATGAACACCACTGGCTCAAGCGACGATTCTTTGACACTCATGATCCCGACGTTCTTGCAATGACAACCGACTACCGCTGTAACGAGTGGTTAGGCGAAGATGATCGCGCTCTGTTTGAAAAGATGAAGAACAGATGGCCTAGACGATATCAGGTGGAAGGTCTTGGTGACTGGGGAGTCAGTGATGGGCTGATATACACCGACTGGGAGACCAAGCATGTCGATCGAGACTACCTACTACACAGTATGTATAATGGTGAGCCGAGAGTGAGAGCAATGTATGGCATGGATTTTGGATTTGCACAGGATCCGACGGCAGCTGTAGAGGTGCTTGTCGATGCCAGAAACAGCGTTATCTATATATCCGATGAGATCTACGAGCATGGTCTAACAAATGAGGCGATGGCCATAGCAATACGAGAGCATGGATGGGCTAGCCAACGCATAACTGCCGACAGCGCTGAGCCAAGAACGATCAATGAGCTGTACCGTTTGGGTGTTGAGCGCATAGTTGGTGCCACCAAGGGGCCTGACAGCATCAGAGCTGGCATACAGCGTCTGCAGGACTATCACATCATCGTTGATCCTAGGTGTGTGAACGTGATTCGTGAACTGAGCAACTATCAGTGGAAGACAGACAGATACGACGGGCATACGCTACCTAGACCGCTTGAGAATGGCTTTGACCATGCAATGGATGCCCTGCGCTATGCCACTGAGAGCCTCACTGGTCCAACGTTCAGCTTCAGCAAGAATAGAGAGACGGCTGGAGGATATGAGTTCATGTGATTATGTCATGAGGGCTATCATTGTATGAGAGAAGTGTAGTGAGAAGATCATCGTCTGGAGGGCGAATCATATGCTCATCAATCTAGGCATGTTGCTTGACAGCATGCAGCAGGACGGCACATTCACGCAGCGGCAGAACATGGCCGATGATACGAGTGAGCTAAACTTTGGCGCGGACTTCATCCAGTGGGTGATTGGTCAGTGGGGTAGTGATCCACGTCTGAAGGAGATGATGACTGGCCAGGAATACTATGAGAATGACAATGACATTCATCGCCGTCACCGCTCCATTTATGGCTATACTGGTGAGGAGGAGACTCCGAGCTGGCTCACAAACAACAGGATCGCTCATCCGTTCCTGCGAAAGATGGTTAGGCAGAAGATTGGCTATCTGCTTGGGCATGAGGTACGTTGGGACACTGACAATACAACGCTCAAGGGCAGACTTGAGGACTATATAGACAAGGATTTCCAGCGTATTATCAAACAGACGGCGACCAACGCTGTTGTGCAGGGAATTGGATGGCTTCAGGCATATTATGACGACAATGGTAGGTTACAGTTCAAACGCATACCTGGTAGTGAGGTCATTCCGTTCTGGGGTGACAACGATCATACTCAGCTGAATGCAGTCATTCGCGTTTATGAGACTGCCAAGTGGACTGGTCTTGACGTCGAGCAGGAGGATCATGCTGAGCTCTACACGACAGATGGAGTCATCCACTACGTGAAGGGAATCAAGTCAGGTACATGGGCTATTGATGAAAACGTTCCGGTCACTCCAAACTTTGTCACAGCTGCAGAGGATGGTAGTGAGGAGGGACGAGTATGGGAGCGGATACCGTTCATTCCGATCAAGTACAATCCTGAGGAACAACCGCTACTGCACTACGTCAAGGACATCATCGATGATTATGATCGACGTGTTTCTGACATGTCAAACTCACTTGAAGACGAGCCTGACAAGATCAAGATCGTGAAGAACTACGACGGAACGAACAAGCGTGAGTTCATCCGCAATCTGGCAGAGCTTCATACGGCATTCGTCAGGGCTGACGGCGGTCTTGACACAGTTGACACTAGCATAAGCGGTGATGCGGCAGAGAAGCATCTGGATCGCCTGCGCAAGGATCTGTATGAGGCAGCAAGTGGCGTCGACACACAGTCAAACAACATTGGTGATGCCAGTGGTGTTGCTCTACGCTTCCTGTACAGTGATCTGGATCTTGATTGCCAGATATTCGGTGGTGAATTGAGCTGGGCTCTTGATAGATGCCTCTGGTTTGTTCTGCAGGATCTAGGAATGAATGAAGATGACGTGAAGGTGGACTGGAAGTACACGACCAGTACTATCATCAATGAGACCGAGCGAATCAGTAACATCAAGAACAGTCAGGGTCTACTAAGTGATCGCACGCTGATTGCAGCGCATCCGTTGGTAAACAACGTTGATGATGAGCTTAAGCAGATTGCTGCAGAGGACGAGGCTAAGGCAGAGTCCATCAATGAGCTGTATAGCTTCAATCCTGATCAGCAGGTTCAGATATCTCAGCAGCAAGGGCCAGACACTGTTACTCAGACGTTGAGTGGTGCCGGGAAGACTCTGGCACAGGCCAGTCAGCAGGCCACCACCGAGCAGAATCGTCAGGGAGCCGTGGCTGCAGCCAATGCCAGTAGTGAGGAGTAGCTGATGGATATACCCTACGTAGTGTCAGGAGCTGACTACTGGCAGCAGCGAGCCTTGCGTGAGGACGCGGTTATGGATCAGCTGGCCACGCAGGCTGAGAAGAACCTCATTGGAGTCATGCGTGACCTGAATGATGGCATGCAGTCAGCTGTTGACAGATTCATTGCGCAGTATCTGTCTGGGAATACTGAGATAGCCTACAGTGATCTGGCAAAGACGTTACAGCCAGCAGAGCTGAAGCGATACCGCTATGCAGTCGATAGATTAAAACTCGATGACGTGCCACAAACCAAGGCCGCTGCCAAGCTTGCCAAAGCATCTACAAAGGTGAGCCGCATTGACGCACTCACTAATGAGCTGAGCCAGTGGCTAAACAATGGCGCGGCTGGTGTACAGCGCATAATGGATCCGCAGTTGCAGGCTACCTATGATGCAGAGAAAATACTCAGAGCCGGAGCAATGAAGGGAGCCGGTGTTGATGTTAGCTTTGCCAAGAACAGTCCGTATCAGCTTCGCTCCGTGATGAATCAGAGGTGGTTGGGTAGCAACTACAGTGATAGGGTATGGAAGCAGAAAGACAAGCTTCTTACTCAGCTTGCACGATCACTTCCGCAGATGTTTCTTGCTGGGGCTGACAACAACTCCATCTCAAGGGAATTGCAGCGCGTTACAGGTGCCAGTCAGTCAGCGGCGAACCGACTTATTCGTACTGAGGGAGCCAAGGTTGCCACACAGGCTGACCATGACCTCTACAATGACGCCAAATTGACCAATTATGTCTAC